TTTATAGTTTGCAGAAATCCCTGGAAGAGAATCGTTAGCTACTACAAGAACAAGAAGGTCGCTGTTTGGTGGAAAAATTCCACATGGCCTATTGATGTGCGACAGCAGAATATGAACAGCGAAGATTTTACATTCAGAGACCTGGTAAACTTTGTGTGTGACACCCCAGACCAGTATCTGGAGCAGCACCTCCAGAGTCAGACCAGCGAGCTGGGAGATATCAAGTTTGACCAGATTGTAAGGCTAGAGGACTACGCTAACGGAATGAATCAGGTGTGTGATCATCTTGGCATTGATGTGAGAGACTTCCGCAATCCCAACAAGACGTTGGAGACTGGAAACAAGGTAAATGTTAGTGACTTGCCTCCGAAAGAGTTCAACACCGACAACATGCCATCATATGATTGTTTCTATGACGATGAACTTAGAGATATGGTTGAACAATATTTCAAAAATGATATAGAATATTTTAGTTACAAGTTTGAGGATTAAAAGTGAAAAAGATCTTTTCAAAAGTGGAAGAAGGCCTTCTGATGCATACCATCAATCGGTATGATGAGATCGCTGAAAAAAGAACCGATCTAAGCCCCGAAGAAGAGTTCTTACAAGTATCGGTCTTTCGTTTAAACGAAGGGAAGACTTTCAGGGCACACCAACATATTGAATGCAACAAAGTTGCCAACATAACACAAGAGTCTTGGGTTGTTGTCAAGGGCTCTGTAAAAGTGTTTCTGTACGACGTTGATCAGACCCTTCTCGCAGAGGAAACGTTGGGACAAGGGGATTGCACCATATCGTTTAGAGGTGGTCACAACTACCTTTGCCTTGAGGATGATACAGTTGTATACGAATATAAGACTGGCCCATATTATGGTCAGGAGTTAGATAAGGAATTTATTGATGTATGATATAAAAGTACGTTTGGCCGAAAGGTCGTTGGGTCCAAGTGTCTACGGCGATCTGTTCACAGACCAGCCATCAGATATTACGGTGTATGTCGATGTGGCCTGCTGGTCCGCGCCGCATCACCATAGTAAATATAAAATTGCATTGTTGATTGAGCCGATTACGGTTGCAGGCGGGACATACAAGTGGGTATACCAGAATCATTCATATTTTGACCTGATCATGACACACAACAAGGACATGGCAGCGAATGCTGATAAGTTTGTATACTATCCAATATGGCCAAAGATCTGGATTCCTAAAGAAGAGAGAAAGATGTACGATAAGTCTAAGATGACATCTGCTATCTTCTCTGCGGCCGCAGTGACCCAAGGTCATCGCTTCCGACACGAAATCGTTAAGGAATTGAAGGATCTCAATGTGATGGATGTGTATGGTAGAGAATACAATCCTGTTGAAACAAAAACAGAGGGTCTGGCAGATTATCGATACCATGTTGTGGTTGAGAATGAAGAAAACGGATATGCCAGCGAAAAGGTCAACGATGCGTTCTGTTGTGGGTCCATCCCCATATACTGGGGCAACGAAAGCTCGAACATTCATGATTATTATAATACCGAAGGTGTCCTATTCTTCCAGACAATAGACGAGCTGAAAGATATTCTGACCAACGTTGTCTCCGAAGAGCATTACAACAGCAAGCTGAGCGTGGTAGAAGAGAATTACAACTTAGCTAAAGACTTGACCTTAGATCATATATACTGGAATTACGGTATTAAGCAGTTTGCTGAACAAAAAGGATTGATAGATAAATGAGTTTTGAGCCCGTAAGAAAGTTTGAAAATCAATTGGCCGAGTTTTTTGGCTGCCCATACGCTGTTGCAGTGGACAGTTGCACGCATGGCATAGAACTTTGTGTGCGATACCAAAAGCTCGATAAGATAAATGTTCCGAGAAGAACATACCTGTCAGTTCCATTCTTGGCTAACAAATTAAACATTGGCCTTGAATGGAGAGACGAAGCATGGCAAGATTGCTACAAGATAAACGATGAGCCAAAGCCGATCTATGATGCAGCCGTACTCTGGACAAGAAATAGTTACATCCCTGGATCCTTCATGTGTATCAGTTTCCAGTATGCGAAGCACTTGAGTCTTGGTCGTGGTGGTGTCATTCTTTTAGATGACGAAAAGGATGCGATCCAATTAAAAAAGATGTCATACGATGGTAGAATACCAGATATACCGTGGAGAGAGCAGAACATTGATACCTTCGGACTTCATTACTATATGACACCGGAGGTTGCTTCGCTGGGACTAGAAAAGCTTCCAGAAGCTATAAAGACTAAGCCACATAAATGGGTCGTTACAGATTGGCCTGACCTTACAAAATTGGAGATTTTTAAGAAATGAAGAAGAAAGCACTGATTACAGGAATCGCTGGCCAAGACGGCAGCTATTTGACAGAGCACCTACTGTCGTTGGGATACGAAGTCCACGGCATTGTCCGTCGCCACTCGGTCGCGGAGAACCAGAACCACAGACTCCACAAGTACGGCCTGGGAGAGAACGTCCACGCTTACTATGGAGATCTTCTAGACTATCCTTCGTTGGTTAGAATCGTATCGCAGGTAATGCCAGATGAGATTTACAACCTTGGCGCCATGAGTCATGTCCGCGTCAGCTTCGATATGCCTTCTTTTACAATTCAGACAAATGCTCTTGGTGTCCTGCACCTTCTAGAGGTCTACCGTACGATCTGCCCCGGAGCTAAGTTCTATCAGGCCAGCTCTTCCGAGATGTTTGGCAACTCCGTCGACGACGATGGCTTCCAGAGGCTCACAACGCCCATGAATCCCGTTAGTCCTTACGGCTGCGCTAAAGTTATGGGGTACAACCTTGTAAGGCATTATAGGCACGCTTACGGCCTTCATGCATGCAACGGTATTCTTTTTAATCATGAGTCCCCACGCCGAGGTTCTAACTTCGTCACCAACAAGGTTGTCAAGGGAGCCGTGGCTATCAAGAAGGGTCTGCAGGAAAACCTTGAGCTTGGCAATATGGATTCTTACCGTGACTGGGGCCACTCCCAGGACTATGTGAGAGCCATGCACATGATTGTCAATCATGATGTTGCTGACGAATTTATCGTTGCAACCGGCGAAGCTCACTCTGTTAGAGACCTGTGTGATACAGTCTTTACCAAGCTAGGAATGGACTACCGCGATTATGTCGTCCAGAACCCGAAGTACATGCGACCAGAGGAACTCAAATACCTCAAGGGTGACTCCTCCAAGTCCAGAGAGGTCTTGGGTTGGACACCAGAGTTCACTTTCGAGACTCTGCTGGATGACATGATTGAGAGATGGCAAAACGAACTCTAAAATGAAAATCCTAATCACGGGTCACAGAGGCTACATTGGCTCGCATCTGCTCTCCCATCTACAAGAAAATTGCTCTTCGGAAACATATATCCGCGGCATTGACCTTAAAGAGGGAGAGGATATAGCCAACTGCTTGCCTGATGAAGACTTTGATTACGTTTTTCACATGGCTGCACTGCCAAGAGTCAATTACTCTGTAGAACAGCCAAGTTATACATTCAGGCATAACGCCTATGTCACATCCATCCTACTAGAATGGGCTAAGAACCATGGGGTTACAAGGGTAATCTTCAGCTCCTCATCAGCAGTGTTAGGTGATGGAGATGGTCCGAACTCTCCATATGGCCTTCACAAGCTAATCTCAGAACAAGAGTGTAAATTATACTCGCAGCTATATGGACTAGACACGGTTTGCTTGCGCTATTTCAACGTCTTCTCGGAAGATCAGGAGTATGGTGGATCCTACTCAACAGTTATTTGTGCATGGATGGAGATGATTAGCAAGGGTCTCCCACTCCGCTTAGACGGGGACGGAACACAAAGCAGAGACTTTGTTCATGTAGATGACATCGTTGCGGCTAATGTATTCTGCATGAACTATGATAAAGACTTTGGTGGAGAATGGTTTGACGTCGGATCTGGCGCCGTCATTTCTCTGAACGACATAAAGCAAATTGTAGAAGATAACAATCAGGTCAAATTCTCTTACGTCCCAGAACGTGTAGGGGATGTGAAAACAACAAAGGCGGATACAGCTAAATTAAAAAATATTGGCTGGTCTGCTACAATAGATTCAAAGCAAGCAATCAAAGATTGTTTTATTAAGGAGACATAAAATGAAACTATCAAACCAAGCAGTTGGGGCCTTAATGATGGCCCTCCAGCGATCACTTATGGAGCAGAGCGACATTGTTCCAATTCTTCAGGACATGGACTTTCAGGTCAACCCCGAGGACAACTCCCATTCCGAGTTAGTGGTCACTAATCCTCCTGTGGTTAACTTTGAGGATGTCACTGTCGAAGAAAATACTTTACCTTTAGAAGGAGATGAATAAGATGTTAAAGAAGAAGACTGATTTTATTACTAAGATTGAAACAACGGAACTCGTTGATTCTCAGATCCGTGAGGCCCTCCGCGAACAGGCAAGATCGCTTGAGAAGCACCTTACTGATATTGACAAGAGACTTAGGACCCTCGAACGCAAGAAGTAATGCCACGATATCAATATCGTTGCACAACATGCGATAAGATTTCCGTCATAAGTCACGCTTCTAGCGACGTTGAAACCGATTGCCCTGAGTGTGGTAACAAAGATACGTTAGTAAAAATGCTAACGCAGTTCAGGACCAACAAGGCGGGAACAGAAAAGAAAAAAGTTGGTCAAATAACTGAACGATTTATAGAAGATTCGCGACACGAATTGCAGCAGCAAAGAAAAAAATTGGATAAAGATAGATAAATGTCAACAATTTATGTTTTAATTGCTATTTCAATCGTAGCGAATGTACTACTAGCTTGGTATGTTACTCGTCTATTGCAAAAGTTTTTGTACTTGTCGGACACCATATCTGAACTGTATTTGATGACAAAGGCATTTCAGGTGTTTGTTAAGGACATGTATGGCATGGATTCATATCATGGAGAGCCTATCATACAGGAACTCCTCGACCGCATTAGGCAGGTCAATGATGAGATGCAGAACTTTCGGGATGTATTTGAGTACACAATAGACGAGGAGCTAGAGGAAGAACTAGAGGAAGCATTAAATGCCGAGGAAGAAGAGCAAGAAAAATCATTACTTTACGCAGGTACACGAGGACGCAATAGTTAAATACGCCCTGACAGATGACAGGGAGTTGCGATCTAAGTTGTACGAGGAGTACATCCAGCCTGCGTTTGATCACATGGTAGATAAGATTATCTACACCTATCGTTTTACGACACTACCAAATATTGAATATTTGCGAGCTGACTGCAAGGTTTGGCTCACAACCATTCTAAACAAGTATGACCCCAACAAGGGCTCGAAGGCCTTTTCATATTTCTCAGTCGTCACCAAAAACTGGTTTATTCACAAAGTTAAGAGAACCAAGAAGCGCCTTCAGACAGAGGTCTTCATGGAGGATGTTCTTAATGAAGTGGACGAGGATCTGGTTTCTGACGAGATCACATACTATGACAAAAGGTCTGAGATAGAATTTTGGACTTCTCTCAACAGCGAGATAGAGACTTGGGACTCCTTTATGATTAAGGAGAACGAGAAAAAGGTTCTCATGGCTGTTCGAATCCTGCTAGACTCCGCCGATCAAATAGAAATTTTCAATAAAAAAGCTATTTACTTATACCTTCGGGAGATCACGGGGTTAAACACTAAGCAGGTGGTTAACAACTTGAATAAACTCCGAAAGAGATATAGGACGTTCAAAGTAAAATGGGAAAACAGCGAGATCTAAGTTTAGAAACCTACATCGAGGAAACCACCAAGAACATCAAGGAAGACCGTGCCATGGCCAAAACACTCCTAATGGATGTTATGGCCGACATGGCGACTTCCTCACACGACCGCAGAGAGTTTGGTCCTCTGGCGGCAAAGTTTGTTGAAAATCTTCAACGTTCAAATGAGCAGATGGTGAAGCTCGCGGCCATCCTTCAGAGACAAAAAACAGGAAATGTCGGCCTTACTGACGATGATAAGGAACAACTGTTTGATCTTCTGAACGAGAACAAAGAAGATGACAGGTAAACTCAGGCTTGATCAGATACCGTTTGGTACACTAAACAACATATCTGACGCTGGCGGTCCCTCCACCGATCGGAGGAGAACCGACCCTCTTGAGTTTCTGCGATTATCAACAGAAGAGGCCTACGGTCGAGATGCCCTCGCGAACAAGGACTCCTTTGAGGGTATTGTGATCGCGAAAAGAACAATCACATTCCCGTCAGTAAAAAATAAGTCAGCACTGTTTAAGGATTATGTCCTTAAGGTTGCACAAGAATCTGAGGAGTCTGAGGGCTCCGACGCCGCCGAGACTGCTGATTATCCGACATTTGTTTATAAAGTATACATCCCTGAGCTTGAACCACGGCCAGCCCCTAGGGGTACCAACGATCCAATCATCGCTACATACTCCGATGTTTACTCCGATGTCACTCCCACCGAGATTGGGATTGAGATCGGATCTATAGTTAGAGTAATCTATGAGGACGTAGGAACCCTCTATGGCCCTAAGATCAGCTCCATCGTCGGCCCTCCTGTTCAACTGGCAGGATATGAGCAAGCACAAAGTCTAGACACTGCATTCAAGAATGGAATGCCACTTCCTCTTCTAGATGCTATCCCGGAAAGGAAACTTCTCTCTGGAGAGATCAAGAATTTAGCAGCTAATCGACCTGACTTTGATGGAGAGACACCCAACGCGGACAAACTCCGCGCAGCCCTGACAGAGCTAGGCTATAGAGAGAAGGGCACTGAGTTGTCAAATGCCGGCGATATCACAGCGAAAATGGCCGATGTGGGCATAGAAGTGTTCAAGCAGATCAAGAAACAACTACCAAGCGTTGGTATAACAGCCACTGGCGGTAATGATAAGTATCACAAAGTAATTGCTGATGCTAAAAAAGCCGGCCGAAAGGGTGCTTATACAAGCAGGCATGTCCTTGGGAACGCCTTAGACTTTGTATTTTTTCCAGTTAATGAAGCCAACGAATCAGCTATACTAAAAATACTACAAGGCTACAGCGCTGTCAACTCGGCGTTTAGATTTAAGGATGAGTATACGACATTAACTTCCGCCGCTTCAGGCCAGCATTTCCACTTTTCGTTCGGTGAAGGAACAGAGGCTATTCCTGAGCAGAATGAGGCAAAGCGACTTCTCGCTGCCGGAAGTATTGTAGGATATAAGATAGGAGAAACTAGCTAATGGCATCGCGCAAAAAACCAGCAATTGATTTAAGTTTGCTTTCGCCCGAGCAACGACAGGCCTATGATGGCATGTCAGAGCAAGAACAGGCAGAGTTTCTTGGCTTCGGTCAGGGTACGAGAGAAGACTTTGATACCCCTGAGTTTATATCATTGGATGAAGAGCTGGCAACCCACAAGGGCAATTGCGGAATTGTATTGGGGCTAGATAGGCCAAATAATGTTCTGTCTGGTTTCGGGGGGTCCAAGGACACACACTGTGCCGCAGTGGATATTGTCGCGGGAAGATTGGGATACCGAGCACGCCATCGCGATAAGAGAGGCAAAGCGCTCCGAGTCGATCCTAACTTTAAATTAGACGCCGCACGCATCTACACCTCACAGAAGTCTGACCCTGATTCATATTTTGGTTTGGCTGCCGGGACAGTAGGTAACACCACACCAGATTCTCCTCGAAGCACTGTGGCCCTCAAGGCTGATACGCTTCGATTCATTGCCCGTGAGAATATCAAACTTGTGACTCGAACCGACAAGAAAAACTCACAAGGTGGTGACCTCACAAATGCATCGACAACGGCATATGGCATCGACCTGATTGCTATGAACGACGATCGTGATATGCAGCCTCTCGTAAAGGGATCAAATCTACAGCAGTGCTTGATAGAGACCTGTGATGCTGTCCATGACCTTAGAGAGCTATTCAAAAACTTCTTGGAGTACAACCGACAACTCACGAAAGCCCTGATGACTCACACTCACAGATCTCCGTTCTATGGACAACTCACAGCCCCGGACTTTGAAAACCTGTTACCTTCTGCCACTGAGAGCATCATTAACAACCTCGCAAATGTTGAGGCGCAATTGATGTTGCACATGCAAAAAGTAAGCGGGATCAAGAGAACATACCTTGAGGTCCCTGGCGGAGCAGAGACAAGTACCGATGATAAAGGCTTATTTATATTAAGCAAATATAACAATACGAATTAATTAAGATATGACTTCCATCATAACAAAAAAATATCTAAGTAAAACTTTTAATGTGCCGTTTTATGAGCGGTCAAGTGAATCTAGCAAAGTCCGAATGAAGGTTGGCCGCGCCAATAGTGCTGACGAGATTGTTGGCAACAGCGCCAATATCCGTGATGCAGCACGCGAGTTCATTACATCATACCTCCCTGAGTTTTACTCTGCCCTATATGATGAGGAATATTTTGCAACAGAGGCCAATGGTGATCTTGATTTAGCAAATCAACTAGTGCTCGATATCCAAGATTCTATCACTGTTGAATCATTCTACCAGACATTCCCTCCATCGAACAAAACAGTCGTTATTTTTAGATCTGTTTATAACTTCGACAAAAAGAGGGAGGAACTGCTTTCGAATGATGCCTGACTTCGATGCAAACCTGGCGTTCTTCAATGAACAACAGAGCATCGTAGGAGAGATTTCAGAGACCACACTTACGGTTGGGACACTCGGTAGCCAAAATAATCTTCTGAACAATGGTCTTAAGTCCTTTGATACACAGTATGGTGGCTTTGAGGGACAGATAGACATCAATGTTGCATTTGGCCCCCTGCAGTTGCAGGCAACGGGCATTCTAAACATACTTGTGGCCATCCTGTCGGAACAGACAAAGATCCAGAGCCCCAGCTATGATTTCTCCGAGGCTGATACAATCACCATAATTTTTGGCAAGAAGCGCGGGAAGCTTGCTGTGTCTAGAATAGATTATCTCCTCGTCGAGGATTCGATTGAAAGTCAGCCTCTGCGCGTGGGTTACTTCTCGATCATCAAGAATAACAAACTACTAAAAGACCCGCTGACTCTGGCGATCCTAAGAAACTATCAGAACCTGCTCACAGCATTCCAGGGTAACATCGACACACAAAACCCGTATTCTTTCTTTGACTTTCTGAACGATGACTCGGTTAGAGACTCGCTAGGACTCACAGGAGACCTGATAGAGAACTTCCAACTCCAACCCAAGAAGGATATGACCAATGAACTCCTCCGGGTGGCATCAGATCAGGGCCTTATTGATATCAATAACGTTGATCAGTTGGAAAAAGGATTCAAGGATTACTTCACATCGGAGGAATACAGAAAGCTCAAGCAGGAAGTCGCTGACAATCCAGAGGTGTTTAAGAGAGTCGCTGCAGCCCAGTCTGTCAAAGCTCTTACAACTGCAGCAGATGTTTCAAATACCATCGCTAATGTTATTGAACAGGGCCCATTGGGTCTAATCCAGAAGAAGAACCCAAAAGTTGCATACATCATGCGACAGTTTGGAATTGATGAGATTGCAAAAGAAGCGTTCTTGTGCTTAACTTTCGGTGCCTCTGCAGCCGCTGCAAGAGTCGGCCGTGCTACAGCTAACGCTCTGACAAGTGCTGCAGCCTCAGTTTACATACCCCCCGACTTGCCAAAGCGCGCTCCAATTAGCTTGCCGGAAATTGATTTTGAGAAGTTCAAACCATTTACGATCTCTGGGGACTTGTGGAAACAAATCGAGAAAGTTCTGATCGATACAGTTCAGCAGATTGTCTTGGAGATCATCAAGCAGCTTGCCGACTTGCTGAGGGAAAATTGCCCAACTACATCACCACGATCTACCGATTATGGTCAGAACGACATCACAAGCTTTATTAACGATAACTCCAATCCGCAATTGGATGGTCTGCCACAGGTAGGTGCCACATCACAGCTCGACCAACTGTCAGCGAAGAATGGCCTCTCGGTTCAACAGACATTGGACTACCTGAGCGCCCTTTCATCTATACTAAGCTCGATTGATATTTGCACACTGATGTTGAATAGAAACGATGCACCACCCGATCTAATCGATAAGATATTAGACTTCAATGCAGAGTATTCAGATACCGTAGTTGGCGAGAGGCTGGACTCAATAACCCAAATTCTAGGGTTCTTCGAAGACCTGTCTGCAAGCGTTGACGTAACCGACCTCTGTAATCAAATTGCCAACGACCTTTATGCCCTTAATCAAGACAACGTATGTCTAGATGCAGGGATCTTTGATGACGAAAATATTAACGATCTGTTAAGACTTATAGAAGACGGCCTGGTGATTGATCTTCCAGACCTTGATCTCGATTGCCCAGATTCAGAGTTCCTAGATCCAACAATCGGTAAGTCAGTACCAGAGACATTCAATGTATTGGCAGAAACAGTGCTGCTCCAGTTTATTGCCTCTGGTGATTCAGTGAAGGAGATTATGCTGCAGCCAGTTCAGGCAAATGAGTCCCCAGTGCTTAGCGGTATTCAGTATGCTGATGAGCTTCGAGGTATAGAAAGAGACCTGGGCCCAGGTATCTCTCCGGAGTTCTTGCAAAAAATTGTGAGTGTCCTACAAGACGTCAAGGATGGTTTCGATGATCTTGAGACGAGACTACAAGAATGCGATGTCGATATCGCTCGTATTCTGGGCACAGACCAGGCCGCCGCAATTGGAACCGTCAGCACAATGGCCGGCGCCCTAACGGATGCTTCCAATGACCCTAACTTCAGAGACGCGATACAAAACGTCATCGACAACATTCAAGGACTGGACAACCCAGCAAACATAGAAAACCCGGTTTTCACAACGTATAAGTTTAATCAAAACTTTATCGATGCTCTTAGGGATTACATAATCCCCGAGACGTTTGAGTATGATTCTCAAACACTTCAAACACTGACGCAGAGGTTTTACAGTTCGTATATTGTTGCAGCCGGCGAACCCGACGCGTACAAAGATCTGCAGCTCCTGTTTAGGTTTGCGGAGGAGAATGACATCTCCCTTCTGCCATCCCTTAACGAAAGTGGGCAGCACTTCCACTACTACGTCAACCCTGCCAACGATCCAAGCGGATTGGGCTACGTTATACATCAAGATGATGAGCCAATCTTTTCCCCGAACTCGACGCTTGTGAGGCAAGAGTCCGGTCTTCCGGCCAATGAATATGACATAAACGACTTTACGCGAATTGACCCACCATACACTAGCAATCAATTAAGATACATCAATACTCATGTATCTACCAATACCTCAAATAATGGCATCTCGGTCTACCTATCGTTTAATGATCTAGATGATAAAGATGAATACTATGTTTTGGAAGAAGCACAACTCTTCATTATGAACCAGTATCCTAACGCTGAGATGAGAAACGTTGTGCCACAAGTTAGGTATCAAAATTACGATGTGCAATATAACGTTCCTACAGGTCCTGAGTTTTATGGATATCAAATTAATGGGCGCCTCGATGTAACAATAGAAAGCCCACAGGTCGGCGATGGTGTTCACGATACAGAAAATGGTATCTACATTCCATCCCATAATCACCCTGGTTACCCTGAATGGGGTCCTTCAAGTCTGCAGGCACCATTCGCCATCGACCAGCAAGCAGCTTCCACAACGACAACGTTCCAGCCCCTTGCGGAGAACCTTCAGAATTCATTCCTTGAGTCGTTTGCGAATACAGGTGTTGGAGAACAGGTTGGTACGCCTCCTTCGGGCTTCCCGAACTCTCTTGCTATAACGTATCCCGCAAAGCCCGAAGACTATGAAGAGCCTCAGCTGATCGCTGACTTTAATCTGCGCAGGTTTTTCCTTAATAACGCAGAAGACGAAATCATCGGTGGCTCAAAGACGGCGACAGTTTCGGAGATCGAATATAACGACTCTTCGGTTAACAGTCTGGGTGACACCGCAAATGCCTTTGTATATAAGTTTGCAGAGGCAATCATTAGCGAAATGGATTCCCCTGATACTGAGAGTGGGCTGGAGGTATACTACAGTGACTTCCCGCAAGCATATGGTCAGCTTGTTGATAATGCATTTGATTATGTTTTAAACAATGGTATATTTGACGCTGCGACACTTCAGTCGCTAAACTTCTTCACTCAAACAGAAAACTGCCCGCCATCTGAGTTAGGTGATCTCCTCGATATAGACGGGATTATTCAGCAGATGATGGATGAGTATAAGGAGGGTTGTGCAGATGACATCCCTCTAAGCTCTAAGATTAGAAACGTGATCAAATACGGCATGTATCAGCTCCTGGTTCAGGTCCACATCGCTGAGGTTATTATTAAGAACATCTTTGTTCTGTCGGCCTATAACATCGACGGTCTCCTCGATCGCGATAACTTTGTGTTTGCCTTCATCAGAGGTCAGATATTGCAGTCACTGCTAGCTTACTTTGACCAGAACGGCCCACAATTGGGCAATGTGGTCCGCTTGGATCTGGTCTCGTATTTCAATACGAAGACTAAGAGAATACCTGTAGTTAACCAAGGTGGCATTCTCTATCAGGACGGCACCGTTGCAATCCCTGACGGCACTGAGTTCTCGGTCACTACTGAGTCCACCTTTTTTGGTTTCGATGAGATCTTAGACTTTATTATCACAGATCGAATAGATCGCAGCCGGCTGGCAATCAACAACGCTCTCCGCAAGGCGCTCCCAAACACTAACCAATTATCTTTTGATGAGTCTGTGTTGCGGACACTTCCTGGCCTGACAGTCGAGACCGATACACCTGAAGCGATCAGTCAGATATTATCAAACATCGAGGAATCTTCACTGACAGCTGAGGTTCTGAACATTCCTGAAGTTGGATTGATGATGACATTGAGAGTTGAGAACATTTATGCAGACAGCTCAACAGCATCTGAGGAGGCAGCTCAAACGTACGAAAACTTAACCACTCTACAAAGACAAGAAAATAACCTTGCTCCAATTGAATATGACACCAGTGATTTTACTCTAATCAATGCGCCATATACCAGCAGTGAACTAAGATATGTTAACGGCCATGTATCTATTAATACCTCAAATAATGCGGTATCGGTGTACACCGCACGCAATGATATCGACGACGATGAGTTTACAGTACTCAGTGTAGCTCAGGCGGAGGTGGCCGCCCTGTATCCTCAGTATGCAAACGTTGAAATGAGGAACGTCGTCGCGCAGGTTAGGTTTCAGTATATGGATTTCAGTTTCAACCCGCCCATTCCTTCGGGCCCTGAGTTTTATGGATATCAGATCAACGGTCGCCTGGATACAACGCTGGAGCAGCCAACCGCCGCTGAAGCTATAGAGGAGATTCTTGGTGACCCAATCGACTCTAACAGACACTTCAAGCTCTGGTTCAAAAAAGGAAACGATGTTTATTTGCTAATTGATCTGGGTTATACACCAGCTGGCGGCCCACCTGAACCGCCACCATCACTTATCCCGCCTGTTGCAGAATCAGAAGGACTTCTGCAGTACTCACAGGACAATTTTTCAACTCCTTCTATTCCGCCTATGGTTGGGCCATAAAGAGAGAATAATATGCCGACTTATACACTAGGAACAACTGCTAACCTTGCCATTGATGATATTCTCGACGACGCCGGCCTGCCGTTGTCTTCAACCAGCAATGGTGGTCCCGGTTGGAGTCCGAAGCCAGATGGCCTTCTGACGAATCCTGCAGTTGATGGAAATCTAGGTAATGCCAACAGCACTCGCCGTGGCGAATGGGCAGCAGAGCTTGCCAACATGAACACTCTTATTCAGAGAGCAGCCGGCATCTTTGGCAATACCTCAAGCCAACTAAAGGCTGTATATTTTCCAGTCCTATCCTCGCAATGGATTAATCTGAGTGAGATTTTTCTATATAACGATATTAGCGCTTTTGAGGGTTATAGCCGCGCCAATGCAGAGCGGTTTTTCTGGAGTGAACTTAATGGCCCCGAAAGTTATACAGTAAAGAACACAATTTTACTGTATCAAGCCCTCCTTGGCGATGGTGGATATGATCCCCTCCCAGATGCATCAATAGTTGTCACCACAGATGGTACCCTCGGCCGATGGTCCCTGACGCGCGTTCGTGATCTAATATTCGTTGTGGATCGAGAGTTAACCCTAAGAGAAGATGCGCGAGACGCCGCCATCGAGACCGAAGAGTACATTCTTAACTCGACTGGGATTGACTATTCTGCAACCGACGTCGATTTCATTCTTAGCAATGACGAGTGGTCAAGGTGGTTCTCAACAACGTTTGATTCAGACTCAATCTCACTGGTGCCATTGATCTACAACTTCTATCTGACAGGGCAGTATTTCCCAGAGTTGCAACGAGCCTTCCGAGCACCTAAAGACAGAGTTATGAGCATTCTGATATCTACAATTGCAAATGATAACAACTTTGACGCAAACCCGGATATGTCACGCCCAGCAAGCAACGCAGCACTCGCAAGCTCAACAGGTCAAGACCAGACAGTTGCATTCAACTCTGCCGCCCGAGACTTTATCCTCAAGATGTTGATTAAGACACCTATTGATATTCTTAAGGGAGTCGTCGAACTGACAGACCCTCACGTTGCAATCACCAAGGTCATCAAGACTGGTACCGGTTTTGCCTTTAATTCGTTGGCAGAGGTGATGGATTCAGCAGGCATCGCAGAGGGAGTGAATGAAGCACTCACTCAAATAGGTCTCGACCCAACTCTTAACGGAGAGGACCTGGCCAAGCTCCTGTTATGTCTGATTGATTTTGCTATGCAAGAGGGAATGACAGCGGGCATCGATGCATTGCAGCCACCTCCTGATGACGGAAACCCTGGAGTCCCTGAGAACTTCTTCCCGCGTGTATCCCTTGATGGCGTTGACTTTACTGGAACGATTTCTGGAATGTTAATGATGCCACCAGGCCCACTGGGTATAATTTATCTGCTGTTAGAACTACTTAGAAGTGAAATTGACAACCAAAATGAAAATGTTTCAAACGCTAGCGCCGAAAACGCACTAGCAAACGAGTGTAACGACGACGCTGAAACGGAGGAGACCTAAACATGGCATCAGGATTATCACCAAAGCTACCGCTTGTGGTGAGCGAAGTATTTGGTCCCTACGAACTGAACACTAACTTTGAAGATTTAGCCCGGCAAAATCTAAAAATGCTCATCCTGACAGTCCCTGGCGAGAGGATAATGGATCCAAGATTCGGAGTTGGGCTTAAAGCATACTTGTTTGAGCAAAACGACTCAAGCACTTACACCACAATAGAGAACAATATTCGCAAGCAAACAGCAAAATACCTGAGTTATATTCAGATAGACAAAGTTGAGTTCCAAATTCCCGAACAAAATCCAGACTTGTTCCCCAATAGCTTGTCTGTCTCGATATCTTTCACTATATTGCCCCTTCAGCTATCAACATTACTGCAAATTGATGTCGATCAACCTATTTAGAGAAATAAACTATGGCCAAAAAACTACAACCAATTGATTATACAAGTCGCGACTTTGATTCTATCCGCAGGGATCTGGAAAACTACGCGAAAAGATACTATCCTGATACCTACAAGGACTTTAATCAAGCGTCTTTCGGTTCTTTGATGCTGGATACGGTGTCCTACATCGGCGATATCCTGTCATTTTACTTAGATTATCAGACAAACGAGTCGTTTTTAGAGACCTCTATAGAATATAACAACGTTGTCCGACTTGCTCGCCAGATGGGTTTCAAGTTGAATACAAGCCCATCGTCTTTTGGGTTGCTCACATTTTACGTTCAAGTTCCATCTGACACTTCGACAGTCGGTCCAAACCTGACCTACGCTCCGGTCCTCCGCGCCGGTTCGATCTTTTCCTCCACCGGAGGTGGCCTATACACACTTATCGAAGACGTTGATTTCTCTGTTTCCACAAATCAGGTTGTGGTGGGAACAGTGGACTCCTCAACAGGTAATCCTACGAACTTTGTCATTAGAGCCCAGGGTCGTGCAGTTTCGGGAAGAACACTGTTCAAGGAAGTAGAGGTAGGGAATTTCCAGAGGTTCCTCAGAGTAGAACTCCAGAACAACCGAGTGGCAGAAGTTATCTCGGTTACAGATTCCGAGGGTCACGAGTATATTGAAGTAGATCATCTATCTCAGAATGTTGTCTACAAGGGTGTGAGAAACACAAACACATCGACTAACTCAACGGTTGCGAACATTTTAAAGGCAGTCCCAGTTGCTCGACGCTTTACTGTTGAGCGTGAGGGGGATAGAACATTCCTGCAGTTTGGATATGGTTCGGATACTGAACTGTTGTCTAACTCGATCACAGATCCATCTAACCTTGTTTTGGATCTTAATGGTCGAGATTACACCACCGACATTGATTTTGACCCAACTAAGCTCATTAGCACAGATAAGTTCGGTATCGCCCCATCCAACACAACTCTGAGAATCGGATACAGAGTCAACCTCGCAAACGATGTGAACGCCGCTGTCAATTCGATTACAGGAGTGGATCGCCCATTGGTGCGCTTTACATCCCAAGGATCTCTGTCACAAACACTCCGTAACGGTGTTCTTACTTCGCTAGAAGTTCTAAACGAAGAGCCTTTCGTTGGTGATATCTCGCTGCCGTCCTCTGAGGAGATCAAGCAGAGAGTCTTTGGCTTCTATGCAACACAGAACAGAGCAGTGACAATTCAGGACTACCAGTCGATCTGCTATGGCATGCCGGCCAAGTTTGGATCAATCAAAAGAGCAGCAGTGGTTAGGGACTTTGACGAGTTCAAGAGAAACCTGAATATTTTTGTTATTTCGCAGGATACAAGCGGAAAGCTCCTGGCCGCGAACACAACTCTTAAAAATAACTTAAGAAATTGGCTTTTACAGTATAAAGTTGTAAACGACACAATCGATATTTTGGACGCTGAGATCGTCAACTTTGGCATCAACTATGTTGCGGCCGTTGATTTGTCCGCAAACCGATTCACTGTTATTAGTCGCGCAAACGCAGCATTGAGAGAATTTTTGTTCAAGAATCAGTATGAAATTGGCGAGTCGATCCTCATAACTGACTTCTACAAGGTCCTTCAAAAGGTCGACGGTATCATCGACGTTGTAGATTTAGAAATCGTTGAAAGAACCGGCACATCGTATAGTCAGTCATCCTTTGATTTTGAAGGAGCACTATCAGCAGATGGTCGAAGAATCGAGGCCCAGAATAACGCTATCTTTGAACTTAAGTTCCCCAATGTGGACATTAAGGGAGCTATTCAGTAATGGCTATTACAAGGTATACGGCAAGCGCCGATAACACTATTACAAATGCATTTGAAGCGAACCTGCTAACCAGAGGTTCAGGTTCAAACATGGGCTTCGCTGACTCTCTAGAAGTCTTTTCAATTTACGGTCAGGACTCTGGCTCCAATGGTCAGTCTTCAGAGCTGTCCAGAATACTTATCCAGTTTCCTGTCGCATCAATTAGTGCGGACAGATCCGCGGGGATTATCCCAGCATCTGGCTCGGTTTCTTTTTATCTTAAGATGTTTAATGCAGAGCATCCATTCACGTTGCCACAAGACTTCAACTTGGTTGTCGCTCCTATTTCACAGTCCTGGAATGAGGGCACCGGCCTTGACATGGACAATTACCAGGACCTTGGGTTTTCAAACTGGGGTTCTGCTAGCTCGACTGCCGGCTGGACCAATATAGGTGGTGACTATCTGTCATCCGATAACTACAACATCAGGTTTCAGCAAGGCTATGAGGACATGGAGGTTGATGTTACCACAGTGGTGGAAAACTGGATTATCGGTGAAGAAGGTGGTAAATATAACAACTATGGTTTCGGTATTCGTCTAACTGCTTCGCAGGAAGCATACTTCTCTTCCTCGTTGGGTACAACATCAGGGTCTGTGTTGCAGAACATCAATGGCGCAACAGAGTCTTATTATACCAAAAAGTTCTTCGCTCGGTCTACAGAGTTCTTCTTCAAGAGGCCAGTTCTCGAAGCGCGATATGATTCCCGTGTCACAGATGATAGAGAGAACTTCTACTACTCATCGTCCCGCGCAGAGGCTCCATTTAACTTAAATAACCTCTATGTATACAACTACGTTCGAGGCCGTTTGCGAAACCTTCCAAATGTTGGAACAAACGATCTGTTGGTTTCTTTCTATTCAAGTTCTTTTGGAACTCCAACCGGATCAAAGTTAGCGATCTCACTTGGTGGTACAACGGCCGCAGACGGCGATCTGAACACTACAGCGAGTTTTGTGAGCACTGGTATCTATTCGTGCTCCGTGGCCCTCACAGCGGCTTCTACGCCGCTCCAAGAGATTCATGATGTCTGGCACTCCGGAGGAGTTGAGTATTTCACTGGATCGTTCTTCCCTGAGACTCTCCGAGAGTATGACAGCGCCCCAACGTTTAACAGGATTACATCGTGTAAGAACCTCAAGAAAGTTTATTCTAAGCAGGATAAGGCAAGATTCAGATTCTTTGTCCGAGACAAGGACTGGTCCCCAACCCTCTACACAGTTGCAACGGCCAATAATCCAACTGAGATTATTGAAAGTGCATCCTTCAGTATCCACAGGGTTATTGATAATACACCAGCAGTGTCATACGGAACAGGATCTGATTTCAGCACCTATCTGTCGTATGATAAGGAAGGAAGTTACTTCGATTTGGATATGTCCCTTTTGGAAACTGATTACATGTATGAAATCAGACTTGCTTACTACAATGACAGCATAGGAGACTGGCAGGAGCAACCACAAACGTTCAAATTTAGAGTTGAAGAATAATTAAAGTATGAGCCTTAAAAAGTATTTTGAGATCACTGATAAAATCAAATCTCTTTCCGGTAAAACGGCGGATCAAATCGGCTCTCAAGTTGAGTCCGTCGCTTACCATGAACAAGATATCATCGAAGAGGAAAGGTTTATTCCAAGAGTAGACTTCTCCGACCCGAAGAATTTTGCTCGCTATGGCTCCGCTGAAGAATATTATGATCAGTCTGTAAAGAGGATCTACAACGAGTATCCTTATGATGGCTCGTTAAGAGAGAAGCTGGAATGGAGAAACGCTTCAACCTATATCGATCTCCATGTATTCGACAATCTGTATCCAAGAACAAATGGATACATTATCCACGGACTAGACTGGGGCTCCACGCGTACAATGACAGACGGGTATGGAGACCCGGCTGATGACGAGTACATCTTTGTAAAGGGCGGCCCAAATGCCAACCCTAACGGGATGTCCCCAAAGTCAACTCAGTTTACTGGCTCTAACTACTACGAGCCATCAATGAACAGAGGGTCAAACCTAGAGTTTGATCTAACAACTCACGGCGCCACATTAGAGTTCTGGCTGAACAAGACCGAATTTATCACTGGCTCGACAGAAAAAGAGGTTATCTTTGACCTCTGGAACGGCGCCCTCTCGTCCTCCGCAGATTATCTACGATTCAGATTGGAGCTGTCAGGCACCACATCGGGTGCGGATCCATGGCTCCTGACGGTAATTTCGGGAACAACAGGTTTTCAGTCAACTTCAGTCGCAGCTTCCAGCATCACAACAGCTTCCGTCGCAGACGGCAACTGGCATCACTACGCAGTTACTGTTAAGTCTGACACTGATAATGATGTTATAGAGACAAGATTCTACGTCGATGGTAACCTCAATAGGCAGCAACTTCTCGGCAAAGCCGTCAACGATACTGATGGTTCTTCACATCGCGCCTACATTGGTGCTCTCATTGCGCCACCATCTAGCTCCACAGCAAATGCCTCTGCCGGTAAGCTCTCTGCCTCGCTTGATGAGTTACGCTACTGGAAGACACAGCGAAGCTCCGAAGAGATCGGCCGCTTCTGGTTTACACAGGTAGGTGGCGGCGTCAATACAGACCCCACTCCATTTACGACCACTGAAGAGTCGGCTAACATTGACCTTGGTGTGTACTTTAAGTTTAACGAAGGAATCACCGGGACCAGCTCCACCGATAGCACAGTGTTGGATTACTCTGGTCGTTTCTCGAATGGTTCGTGGACTGGGTATGCGGCTGGAGCGCGACAGACTGGATCTGCTATTGTCCTCTCTAATGCGGCCACCAAGGAGTTCAAGGACCCGATTATTTATGCCTTCCACCCGGATGTAAAGTCCATCGCCGCCGGTCTTCAGACATCTGGTTCTGCACACGATAACGAGAACAACGCGGCGATCTATAACTCAATCCCTTCATGGATTACAGAAGAGGATCAAGAGGGTACAAAGAATGTTAAGTATCTTACACAGATTATTTCTAGCTATTTTGATACCCTGCACTTACAGATTGACAGCCTAAACAGTCTCAAAAATATTGAATACCCCAGTGGCAGTGATAAGCCGCTGCCTTTTGCTGAGAGACTTCTAAACTCATATGGCTTTGTTGCCCCGGAAATCTTCCTAGATTCCGATGTATTGGAAAAGCTTGCTGACAGAAGTGAAGATAGGGTTTATGAGAAGTCGCTTCATGACATCAAGAACACGATTTATCAGAATATTTACAACAACTTAAACTACATTTATAAGACAAAGGGCACAGAGAAGGGATTCAGAAACCTTATTCGCTGTTTTGGCATTGATGATGAGCTGGTTAAGCTCAATATGTACGCCGATAATATCAAGTATGACCTCGACAACAACAGAAGAAACGTTATTGTTGCTGACAAATTTGCTAACTTCAACACAGCTGATGGCCAGACAGCTGTAATCTACAACTACAAGGACACTACAAACTCTAATTCTGTTGGTTTTGTAACGGCTAGCGCTGATCTACAGAATGGCTATGCCTCCACTTTGGAAACAGAGGTCCTGCTCCCACTCAAGCTAGCCCGCGACTCCCGCGCATTTGTTGATACAAACACCATCAGTGCATCGTTGTTCGGAACCCACGGGACTGTTTACTCTGGAACGGACACCACTTGGGATCCCGAAGATAGGGTTAACTTCCAGGTTTACGCCGTTCGTGATGAGATCAACTCAACGAACGCTAAGTTCGTCTTGACCGGCACTGCGGGAGGCTTTGTCCCATCGCTGGAATCACAGTTGTATGAAGACATATACAACAACACCAGGTGGAACCTTTCTGTTCGAATTAGACCAGACCAATATCCACTTACAAACCTCGTTCACGGCACCGATAACGATTATGTCGTCGAGCTGCATGGTGTTCAGGCCGAAGCCGGCGAGATTCTCCAGGAGTTTACTGTTTCTGGAACTGTGACAGCCCCACCAGCTGGTTTTGTTACAGGCAGCAAGCGTGTATATGTTGGCGCACATAGAACTAACTTCACCGGCGCCGTCCTTCAGTCGGCCGACGTTAAGGTCAATTCGTGTAGATATTGGCTTGACTACATTAACGATGAGGCCCTTGAGGGTCACATCCTCGACACCGAGAACTTCGGTGCGCTCCAGCCACACTTGTATGCGTATGAGTTTAAGATGTCTGGTTCCAATATGGACATCTCCAAGTTTGATACGCTTGCATTCAACTGGGAGTTCTTAACAAACACAGGCTCCAACGCCAGCGGTCAGTTCATTGTCGATGATCTTAGCTCTGGTTCTGCTGAATTAACAACATTTGGTGAGCTAGGAAACATTCTGAACAAGCAGTATACGGCCCGAGGCGACTTCTTCAAAGCATCCTCCACCGATCCTATCGACAAAGACTTTGTTGTTTCCTCTAAGCTAAATCTACCAGAGAACGTCCAATCACAAGATATGGTCCGGGTGCTGAATGCACAAGAGCAGGACGTCTTTACAACAGAGTCTAGGCCCATCAACTACTTCTTTGCTTTCGAAAAGAGCATGTATCAGACAATCTCAGAGGAGATAATCAATTACTTCGCAACACTGAGAGACCTTCATAATCTGATCGGTGATCCAGTCGAGAAGTATAGAACTGACTACAAGCAGATGGCGTATATGCGCCGAAAGTTCTTCGAGAAGGTAGGCAATGATGAGCTAGACTTTGACAAGTTCTATGAGTTCTACAAGTGGTTCGATACCTCGCTGTCCCTGATGCTGGGTCAGCTGGTTCCAGCCTCCGCAGATTTTGCTGACACTGTTCGAACGGTAGTTGAAAACCATGTGTTGGAGAGACCTAAGTATCAGCGCAAGTTCCCATTCCTTCAGAGAGAAGGCGGCGTAGACCTTGAAGGAACTCTTACATCATCAAACGCCTCAGCACCTTCTCGACCAGAACCAGGTTCGCCTTCGATGGTATATCTTGCCAACACGGCAATCACTCGACGACAGATCGGTACATCCAATCCTACTCGATTTAAAGAATACAAGTTTAACCATGCTCCACTTTCGGGAGCTAACGCTCACCTGCCATGGCAGAGGTATAGACAGGGCACAGGCAGTGCCTCAGACCCGCGTGCAGGCATTCTGGCGGCACTTAATTCGACTTACACCCGAATGATCGGAGCCCCGGTAAACGTTAATTTTGGAGCCGTACAAACCGTTGGCGGTGTACTCCGCCACTCAAGCAATAAGCCGAACTTCACATTTGCTGCCGCGGCCCCATATGGCCCAAATGTCGATCAGCCCTCGACAAACATTCCAGTTAACATTATGCTGTCCTTTGATACCGATATTGAACAGCTTGTTGATACTCCGGACGTCTACTTCGCTAATCGAAAGCAACGCCTGGGCTTTGGCCTGAACCCATCACAAAACCGCAGCGGTTCAGAGGATTTAAAATTTGATGGCAACATGTATGCACCATTTAGTTTGTACAGCTCATCCGTCCAGACTGGTTACAACGCTGCCATTGTTGAAAGTTACTCCACGGGCGCGATGATTACAAACCTGCATAACGATTTTGTTAACAGCACAGACACGGGTCTCCAGGGACCGTTTACAGAGAAGTTTGTTGGCGGCCGCTTCTATCGACACGCAGAACTAAACGATGGCACCGATAGAAGAACAAACAGACCCGAAGGTTTCCGACTCCTCTTGGGTCTTGGATACCCTCCAACTCTAGAAGTCCCTGTTGGAGCCTCCGGTGCCCTGGGCATTGTGGCGCCAAACTATCCGTTCCCAGATTCCCCAGCTGGGTCTGCACCTGACGGCTTCTTGCCAGAGACTCCAACAGCACAGCGCTTCCGCGATGAAACTGCAAAGCGTCCGGTTAACATTAAGAACATCCTTATGTCTACCGGATCGACAGCTGTAAGGCTTTCCGGCACCATTGTTCACAACCAGATTGGTAACTATCAGAAGAACTATCAAGTCATCCAGACTGCAGGACGTACGATTAACGATCCATTCTTCAAGGATCAGTCTATTACTTTTGCTGCAGATCCAGAGACAACTGCAACACGAGGGCGCTTCCCGCTAGGCACCGCAACATCCTCCACAGCAAACACTGGCGGAGATATTGACTTTACACTGCCAGACAGAACGGGCGCCAACTCTAATGAGACAGTATTCGTCAACCTGTTCTCGTCCCCCGGATCTTTTGAGGTATTGTCAAGAGGCTATCTTGATCCTGCCCACGAAGAGTTGTCGGTATATAACGCAAGCCCATACCGCAACCGAGGTATTATCTCTCATGGTATGTCGGGTTCTGCCTCTCTTGATCCTGATGAGGCCAACACCATTGCTGTAGTTGACCAGATCGATAAGAATCGTGGCCTGAATCAGCTGGCAACTCTGCACGCTGGACGTTTTGGATCCGATGCAGCATACGGCTCCGTTCCGGCAGCGAGTTATGTAACAGTTCCATCTTGGCATAAGACAAACCGAAACAGAGGCCGCCGCCCAGAGTTGTCGGGAACACATACACTCTTTACAGGTTCGCACTTCGATAACCTGTTCGTTCAGCACGCAATCCCTCGATCACTTCAGCAGTACACTTGGGTAACAGCCTCATTGGGACAGAACCAGATAATTTACTCCAACAACAGGCCAACTTGTTTCAGTGCCAGTTCGCTGGATGAGTTGACGCAGACAGGATCCTACTCAAACGTAACATTTGTTGGTCTCAACACACGTTTGATCGATCCAGTGTCTGCCTCCGCGCATGTTCTTGGCTTCCCATCAAGTTCAAACGCTAGCTCCTCCTACATCAACGCTGATTTCTTCCCTGGTAATCCGTTGGACAACGAGGCTGATTTACTCAACGTGCTGACTACCATGCGTAATGGAGCATTTGGATACCCAACCTGGAAGCAGATCCGCACCGGCGAGACAAAGACAGCGCGAACCCTGATCAGAACAAACCAGATCGGATATCTGCCGTTGCCAGAGAGGCTTCCATCGGGCCCGGGCCGCCCCCAGCCAGCCCAAGGATTGCAACCAAATAACTTTATTGATCTCACTGAGGCTCCTATCTCTCTCAATGCTTCGCCGATTACATTCGCACTGGAGGACAACACAGCTAACTCCGATCCAGCAAACAACATGGTTGTTACGGTTCCGTTTAGAAACCAGATCGATTACTTCTCGCACAATGAATTGAACAACTTCTATAACCTGAAGTCCGACCCGAGCAACCTAAACTCATACAACACAATTCTTGATTTTACATTGAGCAGTAGCTTGAGTGTTGTGGTCTCATACACAGAGAACCTGTATCCGGCGGATATCAACATGTTTGATGATCGGGTAAGACGACGAACCGGATTCACGATTGACAATGCTTGGAACGATGACCGCACTCAGCGCAGCTTGATAGGGCCACGCATAGCAAGATCCGGCATTTCCGGGTTCCCTGGCCTGATTAGCTCCCAGGGAGTGAATGTTGAGTCAGCATCTGTTTTCACCCTAGATGCTCGTTTGTTCTTTACAACTGAATTAGGAACCGTTCCAACGGGATCCCAGACCTCCGCCCCGTTCGCCACTGGCTTAGGCGCCGGCGAACTTCTGAACCATTATTCGCGCTATGCTACATTGTTCGAAGTCGACGGCGACACAAAGCATGCCAACATCAAGGCCGCTGCCACTTACGCCGCCCTCGTCCCTGCAGGAAGCTCCAGCGCCACGGATCCTCGGGTCAGCCAGTCACCATTGGTTTATGCTGGGGACGCTCTTTGGCAAGCCGGTGATCAATCTGGTAAAGCGCCTCATCAAAACTACACTTCATATGCTGACAGGATTGCCTTGGCAGGAAAAGACCACTCTATCGTACCAGAGTTCCGTATAAGTGAACTGATAGCAACTTATGTTGACGATCAGTCTAGTGATTTCCTGGCAGAAATTGATAATATCTTTAGCTTGACCGGTGCAGCGCTCCCTGATAGCTCAAAGGAAAACTTCTATAAGACATATACAAATGCAGACTTCTTAAAATACTTCTCGGTTATCGACGAGGATCTTAACGACCAGCGCTCCGCACCCCTTAAGATCAAGAGAGATAAGGTCTCGCTTCGTTGCAATGCAATCACTAAGTTCTTGCCGTACAAGGGATTCTACCCAGCTGAGAGAACCGTGGAGCTTGCAACCATCCTATCGCAATCCTATGGGCAATACATTGAGATCGCCGGCGTTGGCGGCTCGACAGGTCGCGAAATGGTCTTGCGCACATTCCTGGAACCCCTGTATGCACCAGGAATCATGTATAATACAATCAAGAGTGGTCTTGCGGTTAGCAACTATGTACTGGTTAACACAGGTAGCGATGCTAGCACAGTTAAGGGCACTCTATCTCCGCCAATCTGCAGTGGTGCTATTTCTCCACTACCAGAGGGGACGGTCCAATATAGAGAAATGCTTAATCCAAAGGGCAACGACCCGACCCTTGGTGAGAACAATGGATACCTAGTCCAAAAACTGCCTTTTGAAACGCTGCAGCGACCGTTGGCATTCATGGATACTGGGCGTCTTTCCGGATCCGGCGCGATGTTTGATACTGGAGTTTCGTCAGGTTCTGATGCGCTTCCAAACCATGCGCTCTCCACCATCGGTGCCGGCGCGATCGGCCTAGATTTTATTAAAATCAACAACGGTAAGAGACTTTATGAATTGGCTATCGATAACTTCTTGTGTGAAACTACTAACTTCTTCATGGATGGCCTTGCAAGTTTCCGCTCCAATCGAGAAGACCAGTTTGGCACGGTGGAAAGTGGTAGCACTTACCGAATGAGGATTGATATGTTCCGCACGTTGGATGCAGACTTGAAAGTTGACCGTGACTCGTTTGATCTATATGCCCGAGAGTCAGCCTTCGGATATCCACTGGGTCAAGGCGAAGCCCCAGGAACTACTCAGACTGCATCGTTCAACCACGTTGTTCCATCTTATTATCATGGTCGCGGCACAGTGGATTATACTTTTGTCGCACCGACTACAGGACGTCCAACACTGGATGAGATTCTTGCAAACACATCGATTAGCTTCACCACAGAGTATCCGTATGATGTGATTGATCAGTGCACAATGAACATTGGAGATTCGATAAACCTGACAGACTTCTTTACGGAAGTCCCAGAGAATACTGTCGAGCAGAAAAAGGTATGGTTGATTCAGTCTAAATTCGAGACACCTGTGCTTAACTTTGCAAATGTTTCATATACAGCCCCAACTGCAAGTTTTGTTGGCCCAGATCTTTCCAGCTCTGCCGACATTAAGATTAACGGCATGTGGCACCAGTATGGTACAGCTCCAACAGCAGATAACGAGGGCATCTTCATGAAGATCCGCGAAGGCGCAGAAACAGCTGGTTTCAAAGACCTTGCCCGACTTGTTGGTTTTGAGACCGGTAGGCCAGCAAGAATTGGCCAGCCAAAGCAGGCAAACCTACTCGAAGAGGCGGTGGTCGCAATTCCGTTCAAGACAGTTAACAACCGCAGAAAGTTCTTCCCAGTCCAAGAGGATAATGGTCGTCTTGCCGCTATCACGGCGCTCATGGAGAAATATATCTTCCCGCCACGATTTGATTTTGTTCTGAATGAGACAGTAGATCCAATCCTTATGTATGGTTTCGAGTTCTCGCAAGCTGTCTCCAGTAAAGACATTACTGATATGTGGCAGAACTTGCCACCAAGCATTGGAGAAAGTTTCCAACAGAAAGAGGTTGTTATCGATGACCAGCAGGTTCTTGACCTGCTTATCAACAACTCAGAGAATATTGAGTGGCTTGTGTTCAAGGTTAAGAAGCGCGGCGCCAGCTCGTATAACAAGTTTAGAAGATCGCTTGTCACAGAAGATACTTCTGCTCTACCAGATGAGATTGGTAACTACTCATACAACTGGCCGTACGATTACTTCTCACTGGTCGAGCTGGTCAAGATGGACGAAACTGTACAGTACGCATCGCAGGATCTTCTTGATCCGTCAGATCCAACTGGGATTACTCCGACATCTACACGGTCAGCCACACCGCCACAGCCAACCACTAGCAGGGCCCCCATAGCGTCAACCACTAGCAGGGCCCCTGTGACGTCGGAACCAGCAACTACAAGAGCAGCGCCTGCAAGAGCGGCCACCGCAACTACCGCAGCACCTGTAACTCCGGCCGCGCCCGCGGCCCCAACAGCGCCAACGACAACCACGACTGCTCAGGTTACAGCTGCGCCAAGGACAACAAGGACCCGACGCGGCGGTGGTGGTAGCAGAGGAGGTGGCTACTAATGGAATTTTTCAATAAAAAAGAGGATGTACTAGAGGTAAAGCTTACCAACTATGGCAAAGACAGGCTCGCAGCCGGCCAGCTCAACCCAACATACTATGCATTTTTTGACGATGATGTGCTGTATGATGTCAGCGGCTCCGGATTCGAGGAGACTCAAAATAGTGCAGAGGGTAGAATTCAGAGCGACACCCCTAAGTTGAGAGCGATCCCCACCCGAGAAGGTGCTGAGACAAGAGTCAGCAGGTTTATTGACAATGTTTCCTCGTCTTTTAATAGCACCATCGGTGGACAAACTTCTGATCCGGCAGAGTATGTGGAGATATATCAGCAGCAGCCATACGGCGACAAGGGCAAGCTTGATGCATACCCGCTTGGCAGATCATCCCTGAATGAACAAAGTGCTCCTGCGTGGCAGCTAGAGCTGCTGTCGAATCCAACAGCGTCAGTTTCGGGCCGTACTTTGAACGAAGATGACTATATTCAACCGATTCCTCAAATTGATATAACTATTGATTATGAAACCTTTTACGAGTTTGGTGATTTGACTGATGAGTCCATAACCCAACATCTTGATGGAACCAATATATTCCTGGCTTTAAAAGAGAATTATCTGATGGTAGAATTGCAAGAGGAAAACACTCCGTTCGAGAAAGAAAACTTTGAGTTTGAGGTGTTCCTATCGGGCTCTACTTCCGATGAGTACACACAATTAAGCTTCACACCTGAAAGTCCCACTGAGTTTATTGCTCCAACAGTTAATAACATTGAATACTTTATGAACATTGTAACTGACTCAGATATTCCGGACGAAGTTCTTGAGGAACTAAATATTAATGAAGACGCCGTCCGCACGAGTGCAGCAAGAGTTAGGTTGAATAGAGATTTGTATTCAACCAACAATGAGGAGCCTTGTTAATGTCAATTTCTCTCGGTCCATATGAAAGATCAATTCCCTTTGCAAGCATCCAAGATATTAGGTTTGATGTAAACGACGAGGGCCAGTATGTTGTTGTATTGGGTGTGTCGAATGAAAAAGTGATCGAAGATGGATCCACCCCCGGCGCCACCAGCTTTGGCAACTTTATTTATTTCTCCGACAACAAGACAGAAATTGATTCACTAAGCAGCTCACAATCAGAACTTCTCAGGGTTATCAGGGGAAATGGTAAAAATCGTTTTAACCTGCGTCCAACGACTGACATGTTTACACTCAAAGCCACGGCAGAGAAAAGCAACAGTGTGTACAGCTATTTGAACAGAAAGAGGTTTGTTCTAGAAAAATCACAACAGCTTTATGTCTTGGTGTGCTCGTATATCGAAGTAAACAATGCTTTTATCATTGGAAATGTGACAAAAGAGACGATCATCGCCAATGATGTAACTCCCATTAATGCAACAGTTTATACTTTGGATGAGACAGTTGAGGGCTATGGCACCAAAGATACAGTCTGGCCTGGATCTGTGCACCTTCACAATAATCAATTTATGGCAGGCAATGCGCATGTGTTGGAACAGCACCCTGATGTAACTCCGAGAACTGTTCTTAACGTGCGGTTGAAAGACCTGCGAGTTATAAAAGCCGCCAACTCTCTGAACTATAAGTTTGAAAAGAGCGCAGCGCCGTATTTTTCTCCGGCAACCTTATCGCGTGTGCCTTCTGGAGACGTCAATGGTTCATTCACGTTTAATCGGCAGGCGTTCGCTGAAAATGTTAGCAAATATGGCGGCCTTATCAAGAACAACGAAACATTGTTGTCGACCGTTATTATTAAAGACGTTGTAATTTACCAAAAGATATCTGACAGAGATATTGGCGGAAACGCACTGACTACAGGCAAATCCACGAAGTGTGGCCTTGAAGAGGCGAACACAATGCAGACAGTTGCAAATTTAAACAACAACTGCTCTATTGTGGCCAACACCACCGAGAACACAGACTTGGTTGAGATATTCTTTACTGACAACACCACAACAGAGGTGAACTCAGGCGCAGCTGAATATAAAGCTGAGGTGATTGTAGAAGATAAGACAGGAGAAATGCTTAACGACCTAATCACCAGGATAACCAATCAGATGCAGAAGATTAACGATGTCCAAGATATCGCAGATAGTCAGGCTGTTTATGACGCTGTAGTAATCGAGTATCTTGCCGCAGTATCAACGATCTTTGGCACTCAGCCATTTAACAAGTTCTCGCAAAAGTTCTGGAGAAAAAATCTACTTGCGTTGGTTAACAGGTTTAATCCAAACTATGATGAAGACAAGCAGTTGTTTATCAAGACTATCAGTGATTTTGTTGCTAAGCTGGAATCCATACGCAACAAGCAAGCCAAAAAGACCGATACGTTTAATATCAATTCTGCAATGTACATTTCCAAGAAAGATGGGATTCTCACAGCACGCAAATCTTTTGTTAACAAGTATACCTTTACTGGCACTAGAGATTTTGGTCTAAGCATTATCGACAACGACATCGAGCCTTCAAGCGTGTCCGTGCCTACAATCACGTTTGACAATTACAAATCTCGTGCAAGACAAGAGGTGTCGAAATATGAAATCGTCAATACTCAAGCGACTGCTTTGAACCCGTTCGGATTCCTGTCGGCGCAGTCAATTAATTTGACGCCCAACCCCACAAGATTTAGTATGGCTAAGCTGAATGCTCCAACGAGCCTGGCACTACCACTAATACAAAGTAACACACAGAAGAGAAATGTATTGGACTTAAACAAAAAAGAGAAGCCAGCCACTACAACAAAGAATGTTTTAAGCACGTTGAATGTTAACGTTGCTCCTCAGCGCGTGCCACTTCGAGAGGTCGTCAACACACCATCAAGAGCGATGGCCCGAGATATCATTGATGCAGCAGAATTTCTGTCGGAGACTTCTGATTTTATTTACGAAGACAAGGCTAACATACCAACTTCTGGCTCAAAGAGTTCAAATGTCCCCAATCCTAAGAAGGACAGAGTTCTCAGCGCGCCCCTTGTACAATCTTTTATTGAACGAACGGTAACGTCGTTTAAGCGTCCTACTCGCATCGTTGAAGCTGAATCACTCCAGGGATCACCAGCACTTCAGAAACTAAGAGAAGATTCTACCGTTCTTGCATCTGGTTCGGCACTTTCAAACGCCGTTAATTTCAATTCGGTCGTTCAGGTGCAATACTTGGCCTCTTATGATACTAAGAAGGGTATAACACAGCAGAACTGGAATGTGTTAACACCTGATATCCTTGATGCCAAGAGTGCCAGAAACCAGCCTATGGTGTGTAAGATGGTCAAGGTCTCCAGTGCCCTGGGCGTCCCTGATGTCTTGAATCTTCAGCCGATGTCTAGCATGTTTGTGATTGGGACACCTCAGAAGCTTGCCCCTGCATCTGCTGCAGTTGCTCCCACAGTTGTGGCTGAGCGCGCCAGACAGAGGTTGCAAAATCAGTCCCCAGATATCAATCTCAATCTGGACAACGTTAATATACTATATTCAAAAAATGTACCGGTTGCTTCCACAACAAGCACGACGCGCGCCGCTGCGTCGACGACGGCTCAAGCACCAGCTCAACAAAATCCCGCAGTGCAGCTAATTACTAGCAGGCCACCGACCGGGTTGGGTTATTGATAAATGCAAGATGATAGCTATAAAGATAGATTACTAATTGTTGACAACAATTTGATTGGCATTAAAAACAGAGGCGTGAACACAAACAACGCTGAGATTGTTGGAAATCCAGTCAACTTCCACCCAATGCTTAGGGACAACTGGGGGATTGAGGACCCATTGCGTGGTGTGCTGGGTTCGTATTACACACGATACCTTAGTACTAAGGGTGAAACATTATACAACTACGCCTCGGCCTTAGAAGTACTAAAAGCTGGCGGCAACGTAGGTGCAGTTGACCAAGACCCTAATGGAATTGGGGCCCTGCGGTATCAACTAGAAGGAAACAATTACGGCCGTAATCTTGTTTTCGACCCGACGTTTCTCCCGGGTGACACAGACATAATGCTGACGTTTGCTCCTTTTACTTGGGATCAGTACCCATCTGCCGACAATACGTTGGGTAATGGATCACAGTGGTTCATTGATAATATCGTTGATTATGTGGGTGATTTTGACCTCTCAACTCCTAATGTCACAGTTACCGATATAGTCAATGGCAACCAGTATTCCTATCCAGGTCTCCTCAATCTATTGAACTTCGAGAACAAGACTTTCGCTGATCATACGTCTAGACATTTCTTACTACCTAGAAAAAAGACTATCAGAGAAAGATCGGGTGTTTTAACTGGCGTAGAGGCGGTTTACAACTTCTATATCAACTCCAATCCAGACTATGAAGATGTCATCGCAGATCCTAGAGTGGAAGAATATTTAATTCCCAACTCCTATTATTTGCAGATAGAGTTGAGAAATGAGACAGACCTGCCCTTCGAGCCGGGTCATGTCACAGCCATACAGTTTGGTGGCCAGTTCACTACCTTCCCAGCAATCGTTAGGGCCCAAACAGCTAATGGTCCAGTTGATTGGTTCCAGACGTCCACCGCAGGTATGTCCGAAAGTAACATTGGGGTTTACTACAATTTGTACTCTGATGGAATGGCTGCAGCTATTGAAACCATGAGTGAAGATATGAAGGATAGCATCAAGGCAGTCAATGGTGACCTGGCTGTTGTCAGATCCGATCTGCCCATTCTCGACCCCGACGCACTCGATCTCAACAAGATTCCATTTTATAATAAGCTTGTAATCGGAGATGACACGGACTCCGCCCAAGGTCCAGCTGGCCTATTGATGGCAATGTCCACCAACCCGGATACGGCACCTTTCATTGACGTATTACAGACAGCCGCTGTGTTTGCTTACTATGTTCAGGGCTTTTTACCTACACCAGAGTTCGCCACGAGGCTCAAGCGACTTAATGATGTCAGCGACTTATCAGATTTTGACTACGACGCGCCGACTGACCCAGCTCGACTACCGATACTTTTGGATCTGGGAGACATTCTTGCGAACGGCCTGAATGATGTGGTTAATTTTGTTCGATTCATGCAAAACAAGGGTCTGGGCCTCCTCAGTCAGGTGCCAGTCAATTTCTTGAGAGACTATCTTGGAAAAGATCTCCCAACTCTTTTTGAAAACCCACCAGATGTAGCACTGTCAATGGACCAGACTATGGCCACCTATTTCCCTGGTGGCTTCCCCGGCTCTTTGATAAGTTCGTTTAAGCGCTCACTAGAAGAGATATTCAATAACAAGATTTGTCACGCAGAAACATTGATGTATGTTGTTGAGAAATACAGAGTCGACGACGACGATGACGTAGGCACACTCGTTCAAAGATTCTTTATTTCCCCGAGAATTGAGAAGCCACCGATTACAGGTCCAATGCCGACTTACTATGATTCACAAATCAAGTATGGCCAGAGGTATCGGTATGATCTTAAGAAAATGGTTATTGTATATGGAAACCAATATACATATCCGAGAAGATCCCTCGTCTATCCAGGCCAGACAACATTGATCAAGGGAGTTGTCAACGAAATGTCCATCAAGGTCATCTTGGCACCGTACGGAATGGGTGACGCTGGCCTTCATGTTATGATGATGGATAAGCCACCCGTTTCTCCAAACCTGTCTTTCTATCCTATAAAGGGGAACGACAGAAACATCAAGATCCTGCTCAACGCCCACACAGGCGAATTTGAAGACAGGCCGGTGCAGATTCAAGATTCGGATGCTGCCTACTTCGAAGATCTATACTTCGCTCAAACAGAGGTTAGTAAGACATTTGAAGAAATCACTGAAGATGGTCTCAAGATAGCATTCTCATCCGATGACCCAGTTAACAAGTATCAACTGTTCAGGATAAGCGAAAAGCCCACCTCGTATCGTGACTTTAATAACGAGTTCATCGAAATTGATCCGGATGTGGGTGTTCCAGGATACTACCAAGACACTATCGTGCCAAACAGGAAGTATTATTACTGCGCTAGAGCAGTGGATGTCCACGACAACGTTTCGAACCCAACATACATTTTTGAAATAGAAATGGTGAATAATGAGGGTCAGATATTCCTGAGACAGGAGTTATTTACTTTTGAGAGGGAAAAACCAACATTCACAAAGCCCGGCCGAAGATTTATTTATGTTGAACCTAGTTTCAATCAGGTTGCACTTGACCAGCAGGTAAATGCACCAGGGGACATACAGATTCCGCCATCAGACAACATTCTGGGCGCTCAGACAAACGAACAATCTTGCTGGAACAAGACCTTCAAAATTAGAGTTACGAGCAAAAAGACAGGCAAGAAAATTGATTTAAATTTAACTTTTAAAAATTCAGGGGTTACAAATCCAAGCTAATAAGCAAAATTAAAACTATTTAAAGGAAGAGGATAACAATATGGGTTTCTTAGACAATTCTGGCGACATTATTTTAGACGCTGTACTTACCGACTTAGGCAGAAAGAGATTAGCCGAAGGAAATGGTAGATTTAACATTTCAAAGTTCGCTTTAGGCGACGACGAGATTGACTACGGTCTGTATGACAAAACACACGCAAGTGGTTCTGCATACTACGATCTTAACATTCTGCAGACGCCGGTCTTGGAATCGTTTACAAACAACATGTCCAGCATGAAGTCGCGTTTGCTGTCATATGCCAGAAACGACCTGCTTTACTTACCAGTGATTCTTGCAAATACAACAGCTGGTGGACAGCCTTTCTTTAGTGGTCTGAACTCCTACATCATTTTGGTTGACCAGACCACGGTAGATACCGTTTCTTCTACTGGCCAGAACGCTCTTGCCGCCGGCGTCCTTAATGGTTTCAGGCCTGCTCAGGGCGCAAACCTTATTGAAGCAGATCAGGGTCTTGACACCACAGAACTTTCCAACGAGGTAAGTCTGGCCGCAGAGGACGATACTCTTGTCGAAACACAATATTTTGTTCAGATCGACAATCGTCTTGGTCAGCTGCGCTCGGCAGCTGGGGACGCTTCGTATAGCCCATCCTCCATTGATGATGATAACATTGCAACGTATATTTTTAGTAGCAACGATGACACAGGAGCTGTTTCGGATCTGAATCCGGCCGCAGCCTCTATCCTGAGAGGACCAAGAGGCTCTAGAGTTCAGCTTAAGGTTGCCTCCTCGCTTGATCTTAAGACAAGCTCGTTCCTGTTCACACAGTTGGGATCCCCAGGTGTGTCAGCTATTGGTGACCTCGCCGCCGCAAACTACAGATTTATTGACTCGACGGTTAGGATTTCTGGCGTTTCGACGGGATATACACTGGATGTTCCAGTTAGATTTGTGAAGCAAAACTAGTTAAGTAAAAGGATATAATAATGGCAACTTCATTTAAAGCGTTAGAAAGCGGAAGAGACTCCGTAGTAACAAGAAACCTCTTGCATGAGGCAATTCCGATCACGGGATCTATCGTTTCGGGCACATACGCCACTGAGAACATCAAAGAGTTTTCGCATGGAATGTTCCAGTCAATATATGACTATCCTTTCCTCAGCTCCTCGGCCAACCACATTCTTGATTTGACTGTTGGTTATTCGGCTGTTTCGGGACTCTCGGGCACCGGATATCCTGCCGCAGCGCAGCAGGATAAGAAGATCAACATCTATAACGAGTTTGCTCAGGTCCTCGTCGGCTACGATGAGAACGGTGCAATCCGACGCTTCGATGAAGATGGAGACCTCACAGGAGGCACTAAGATCGACGAGGCTTACTTCTTTAACTTTACACGCCTCCTGACAAAGGATGAGATTAAAAAGGGCTCCTTCAACCTCACACTGGGCGTGAGCGCCTCGTTTACTACTCCGTTCGGCACAGGCACAGGCTCAGTCACACTTAGAGACTACAGTGGTTCTAGCGGCTACAAGGTTAACTCCCCTGCTGGAGAGTATGGAGTCCTGTACGCTACAGGTAACTTGCTCCACGGTGGAGACGCTACACCAGATGAAAACGGTAATGTCCCTGCTGGTCTTCTTTACTACCAGGCTGGTGTCGCGGTTGTTACAGCTTCTATCTTCCAGGGGCTGCTTGGACTTAATGCTGAGGTGAACGCGGCCACAGAGATTGCAGATGCAGTTCTCACTGGTTCCTCGATTAACCTCAACGCTGACGGTATTCGACACAGAATTGAAAACATCTCGTTTAACAACACGACAGAGCTGAACTCGACAGTTTACTTCTGCCGTGTGAACAACACCGATTTCAACTACTCCGCAAACCCAACATATCTTTCGAGCAGTAAGATGGTGGTTAAGACAAACTCGCAGGATCTCCCAGTATCCTATGTAACAGCAGTTGGTCTTTATTCACCTGACAACGAATTGCTCGCGGTTGCTAAATTGTCGGAGCCTCTGAAGAAGGATCCAAGCGCTGAGTTCACAATTCGTGTGAGACTAGACTACTAAAGTGAAGATGCGGTCATGCCATGCCTTACTACAAGTTTAAACGGAATGAAGTATATAACAATACTTTAGTAACATACCCAAGTGTTAAATTCGTAGTCTACAGCGGCTCGGCGTACTATAACAACACCCCAACTATCTCAGGTGCTCTTGCCAATCCAATCAGGCTAACTGATGGCGGCAACGTATCCCTCTACGAAATTAACGTTGATAGAATTGAGGCCGACACTGGTAAGAGCATAGGTGAAGTTAGTGATCTGGGAATTATTTACCCATGGGTCGTCAAGAATGGTTCGAGAATAAACTTCAGAACCGAGACAGCACCAGCATGGAACGCGGCTGACTATGGTACTGTCATCACGGGCGCGCTTTATCCATACACTTCTAGTATAGATAAGGAGTTTTACGACACTACCACCCCGCGAGTTGGTGTTGCTTCAGATCTAGCTGGTGGTTATGTGTCACACCTTCGTGCTCTAAAAAACACAATCAACCACTATAATTACGTCAGCCCACAGTTTGAATACTCCTCTTCACTTCTACAGAGAGATCTTGACAGTGCTGAGGTCGGTGTGGTCAGTGTCCCAACAGCATTTTATGGCTCAGCGATCAAGAAGGGATCGATTAATCTTGAGTACTACTATACCGGAACTCTGATTGCTAGAGCGCAAGATAAGAACCGCGACGGAGTTCTGTATTCGACGTATGGCGAAGGCCTAGGCTCCCCGGTTGGTATTGCTCTTTATAATGAGGGCTTTCTGATCCTGACGGGTACGACAGCGCTGAACACGAGCGTGGATGCCTATAAGCCAGCCAATGATAATCCAAAATGGATCTACTACGCTCAGTCAATCTCTGGTTCTATCACAGCGCCGAACTCTGCATACGTCATGGAGATCAGTGGAACGACTGAAACTCAAACCCTCACGCTGTTTGCCACCGCGCAAAAGGGTGAGCTTAACCACTCTAACAACCCAACTTACGTTACCTACGGCACTAGCGACTATGCGGCCAGTGGTTCACACGCCTACCTGGAACTAACGAACCGACCAATCAAAAATATCGTCAGTTCATCCTACCCGGATCCCACTGGATCTTTTGAGAAAACAACATACATCTCAAAGGTTGGCATCTACGATGAAGATAAAAATCTTATTGGCATTGCTAAGGTTGCAACACCAGTTAAGAAGACAGCCGAACGTGATTTCACATTTAAAATCAAGCTCGATATCTGATATTCTCTTTACATGATATTGGGTTTAGACATCTCCACCAGTATTACAGGTTATACTGTTTTGGATCATGGTGGAGAAATATTGGCATGTGACCACATTGACTTGCGGAAAGAAAAAGACTTTTTTAAAAAAGTTGAGATGATAAACTCTCGTCTGCAAGATATTAGTAACAATTATGAGATAGAGACGGTTTATGTTGAGCAGTCTCTGCAGTCATTCCGCTCGGGCTTCTCGTCTGCGCAAACATTGTCATTGTTATCAAAAATCAATGGCATTGTGTCGTGGTTGTGTTATAATATCTTTTCTGGCCCCCCAATCTATATCGGTGCATCGTCGGCACGAAAGGCCTGCGGAATCAAGGTTCCCAAGGGTCAGAAGGCAAAAGCAGTTTCATTGCAGTTTGTTGTTGACAACGTGCCCTCGTTTGATATAGAATACACAAGACATGGAAATCCAAAGGCCGGTTATACTGATCGGTCGGATAGTTATGTGATTGCAAAGGCGGGGTGGATAAATGGACAGCAAGAAACTTAAGATTCTAACAAACGTTCTCGGTCCAGCATACAAGTCCAACAATGAATATCTTTTTACTTGCCCTTATTGTAAGCATCATAAGCGGAAATTTTCTGTTAATGTGGCTAAGGGCTACTACAAGTGTTGGGTCTGCGACACGCGCGGTAAAAATATCTATCGTGTTATTCGCCGCTTTGGTAATCATCATGATAAGGCGAGTTGGAGAGAGTTTACTGACGTCGTTGACTTTAACAAGCTCGAAGATCTTTTCGCTGAGGAAGTCGAAGAAAAGCAAATACTAGAAATGCCAGAACACTTTGTGTCCCTGGCAAACAAAGATATTCCTCCCACAGGCTTCGCGGCCCGCAACTATCTGCGTAAGCGTGGCATCGACAAGAAAGACATTGTGTGGTGGAAGATGGGATATTGCGCTAGCGGCGAATATGAAGGTCGCATCATCATTCCATCGTTTGATGAAGAGGGTGATCTATCCTATTTTGTATCTCGCTCCTATGATAAGAGATTTTATCCCAAGTATAAGAACCCACCGGTCAGCAAGAATATCGTCTTCAATGATTTGTTTGTGGACTGGAGTTCCGACATTATTCTAGTGGAGGGCGTTTTCGATGCCATCACAGCAGGTCGAAATGCTGTGCCCATTCTGGGATCTACGCTAAATCAAAACTCTGTTTTGCTGCGTAGGATTGTCAAAGAGGATGCAGGAGTTTATGTAGCTCTAGATCCGGACGCAAAGATGAAAGAGCTTGAGATTATCAAGACTTTGCTGGATTTTGATATCGAGGTTTGGAAGGTTGATATCGGTGATAACGAAGACGTCGGGTCCATGAACAAGGGACAATTCCAGAAATGCCTGAAAAATGCGACCCTTATCACTTCGGACAACTATTTATTGTTGACGCTCGCAATGTCGATATAGCAGGAATCATAAAATGAAAATCACCAAATCAAGACTGAAAGAGATTATCAAGGAAGAACTTGTAAACCTTTTCGAAAAAGCCGAAAAAACAGTTTCGGATGAAATCTCTGCGCAAGTAAAAAAGGGCAAGCCACAAGATCAGGCTGTTGCCATTGCTTTGTCTAAGAGAGATCGCGGTGAAATAAACGAAGACGACGAAGGTGATGCTGACGAGGCATTCATTCAATCCTCCCAGCTTGGACGAGCTGATGCAGCAGACGACGAAGCCGCAGACCGCAACTCAGAAGAAGATGAAGGTTATCAGGCCAACCGCGCGCAAGCTGACAGTGATAAAGATTATGTGAGAGCGTATGAGGCCGAACGCCGAAAAGGTGCTCTCGTTCTTAAGGGCCCGAAAGAAGACCCACTCGGTGATTCTTTGGCCGCACGACGCTTACGAGCAATTGCACGCCGAAAGGCAGGAGACAAATAATGAAAATTACAAAAGCAAGACTTAAAGAATTGATTCAGGAAGAGATGGACGCCATGCGTGGCGCCGATCGTCCCGGCGCAGGGATTGAAGATATTGCCGAGCCAGTCGACGACGAGACCCGTGATCGAGCATTTGATTCTCCCGAAGGTCGGCTCGTTACTCTGATCAAGGCCAGGGAAACTCTGGGTAAGATGACACGCGATGAGTTGAAGGACCTTAGCATGAGCTTGGACGCCGATATGGTTGCTACGCTTCGCCACATCCTCGCCAACCCGATGTATGCTCCGATGGAGGAGACGGTAGAGTTGGCTGAGCAGCGCCTCCCACCCAATCTCGCACCCGAGTATCTGGCAGGCCTCCGCGGCCTGATCGCCAAGCATGGAAAAGAGAAGGTTGCCCAGGCATATAAGAACGCCGGCGGCACTGACAGGGTGGCTGCTCCGATGCCAGCCATCAAAAAAATGCTTTAATAAAAATTAAAAATAACACTTGACAGGCTCTACCACTGGTGTATACTGGTGGTAGAGTTTTGTGTTAGGGGATAACGTGTATAGAATTGCTCACATTGCGGACACGCACATTAAAAATTTGAAGTATCATTACGAATACAAGAAGGTATTCGAACAGCTTTACGAGATTCTTCGTAGAGAAAACGTGGACTACATTGTCCACTGCGGCGACATCGCCCACAC